AAAGGATTTCGGCCTGTTCGACGACGGTAGGAATGTCCACGTCTCCAAAGCGAACGTCCATCGTAATGGGCTTTCCTGTCTGGCAAGCCGTCTCGAACCGTATCGTCTGCTTCACTAGCGGGGCGAACTGCGAAGTTGTGAGCTTCTTGATGTTGTTCGCGTACAGCTTTATCTCGTAGTTTCCGCTGTTGGCAAACCCCGTGAGCTGGGCCATCATGAACTTCGGCGCGGGAATCTCGACCTCAGCGCACAGGATTCCGTATTGCGCGGTCGTGAGAGGCATACACTCCGACAGGTAGGAGTCCATCTGCTTCACGTTGCTGTTCGGCGGGACAAGCCGAATGCCCCAGTTGTCGGCGTTATACTGGCAGGTCTTCAGGAACCGTTCGCCCCATTTTGGATTGGCGATTATCTTTCTGATGTTCGCCTCCATGAAGAACGACCGCTTCGACCGAAGGAGCATCGACGATTCGTTCGCGCAGACCTCTGCGGAGTATAGACGCTCAAGAATCATCTGCGGGACGGAAGGGCCTAGGTACTTGTACATCGGCTGGTAAATCTTCGCCGTCACGATGTTGCGGCGGAAGAAAACCCAAGAGCGATGGATTCTCGTTGCTCCGCTATTGAAGTCTTGTCCGCCGTAGATGTCAAAGTAGGTAGGACACATGTAGAACTTGTAGGTCGGGTCTGTAAGTTCCCTGCTACCGCTTTCGAACACCGGGCAGACGTAGTAAGGTTCCACGTTCGTCCACCCGATAAACCTGTTGCCCTTCAACTGGGAGTAATCGATAAGAGGCAACGACATGTCAACGCGATCCTCGAAGCACGGTATGAGCATCGCTCCGCCGTAGCCTCTCTTGAAGGTGTCGAACGTGCGCATCGTCTCGTCTAGGTTGAACTCCTCGGAATTGAACTTGTCTATCATTTCACGGACAAGCTTTTTTTCCGATGTGCCACGTGGCACAATCTCGTAGCCGCAAGCGACAGCGTCGTCTCCGGGCATAGAGCAAGCCTTGTATACGAAACAGTTCTGCATGAACCATCCGTTTATCTGGTCGCCGAGGAAGAAGTTTCTTGCGCCGAAGTGCCTGATTATTCTGCCGAAGATTCCGCCCACGCGCATCTGCAACGGAGACATCTCCCTAAATCCAAGAGGGACTGGGCCGTTGTACTCGCAAGCCTCGTTCGGTTGCGGAGAAGGGCATGAGTCGCAAGTGACGGAGTTTCTTCCGCGAGTCACCATTATCTTCGACTCGGGGAACAGTGACTTGCGGACTTCCTCGTCTGAAATCTCAGGTACGGGATCGATATAGCCTTCTGCAAGCCCGGTCGCTTTCGCCATCTTCTCGGCGAGCGACATTGGCTTCTTCGACTTGCCTACGCTGTCGGTTCTCTTGTTCTTTGTCTTGGGCATTGTTGGCCTCCGTGCGGACATGATACGAAAAAAAATGGCGGTTCGTCAAGTGTAGTCGTCGTCGAACGAGCCTATCGTCCGCATACCGTCCTGCTCGAAATCAGCATCAGGCACTTCAAGATCGTCATCGTCCTCGACCGATAACGCACCTTCCCTTATGGCCTCGTTCTCGGAGTATCTGAACGCGTCAGGTGAATGGTCGCCCTTCTTCCCCGGCTCGTCCATAGGGGTTCCGTCCGGAAGCGTTCGTGCCTCAAAAAGAATGAACTCGTTCTTTATCTCTTCGGGAAGGTCTTCGTCCAAGACTATCTTTCGGAGCTTCTGCATGTAGCCATATCCTGCAAGACGACCGTTGTCTCCCTGTTTCGGAGAGAACTGGATGTTCAAGTTGTACGGCTTACCAGACAGTATTCCGGCTTCCGCCTTTCCTTGCGCGTCGCACCATATCACCTCGTCACGACAAGTAGACACGTGCGCAACAACCTGTTCGGCGAACTGCTGGAGCTTCGTCTTGCCGCACGACCTATCCCATTCCTTCTGATAGATTCCGTCAAAGACGTATGCTATCGCCTTGTCGGTGTCGATGTAGGTCTTCAGAAACACGTTCGGGTCTATCTCGCCCCAGTCCACGCCCATGTTGAAGTAGTCGAAGGAATCTATCTCTTCCTTTGTTATCTTCCTGACCTCGATGTTGGTGAAGTATTCAAGACCAGTTCCCGTGACCTCTCCGAGATACATGTGCCTGTACTGCGTCGGGTTGCGTTCCTTCATCTGCTCGATTTCGGACAGAATCTTCTTTCCTATCCACTTCTTCGGCATCGTCAGATAGGTAGACTTGTGGACAAGACGAGACTTCTTTGGCGCACGAGCCTCTTGGTTTATCCAGTGGCGCGCGGACTTCGGAGGATTGTACGTGACGAGCGTCATGTATTCCTGTTCGCCCTCGTCGTCGTCTGACATGGAGTCCTCATCATCGCTTCCTCCGCGAAGAACGGACGCGACGGCTTGGTCAATCTCTTCCATGTTCTTGAACTGCTTGGCTTCCTCGAACCAGATGATAGATATATAGCCGTTCTCGACGGCTATGGAACGAACCTTCTCCTCGTCGTCGAGTCCGCACATGAATATCTGCTGTCCTGTGAACGAATTGGTGAAGGTCATGTCGGTCTTGTTAGGTTCCCAATGGAAGAAGCCGAGACGCTTGCGTATGCGCATCATCTGCTTCCAGCATGACTTGCGTATTGAAGAGCCTACCTTTCGAACGACAACGCCATTCTTCTTCTGATCGTTCTCTAGGACTAGCCACATGATTACTGCGGCGAAGTAAGACTTGCCGCTGGCTCGTCCACCCATCAGGAACACTTCGTCGTATTCGGAAGGAGGCGCATCGCCTCGCGCGTCCTTGCCTATGACGTACGGGGCTATCTTGTTCCAGACCTCGTTGAACGCGGGGTTCCACAGGTCTGCAAGGTTTATGTCACTCTGCGTTGACATCGATTATGACAGGCTTCTTGAAGTTCACTCCCTCTGGAATCTTCTGTCCTTCTATCGGCATACCGTCCACGTTGGTCTTTATGATTGGAAGGATAGGCATGACGTTTATCCTACGCGGCGCGCTCGAAGGATCGTTGACCTTGTGAAGGGCCTCGCTGTACACCTTCGACATTCGACCCTTCAATAGAGTTTCGAGAACCTTGGCGCGCGCCATATCGTTCTCGCTGTTCTCTGCCAAGTCCATCGCGACTTCCTCGATGTCCTCCATGCGGGCCATCCAAGCGGCCTCGTGCGCCTCTCGCAGTTCTGGGTCGTCGCGCAACGCCTTGTAGACGGTCGTGCGCGACACTCCACACATCTCCGCTATCTTGGAGATATTCCTTATGCCGTCCTCAAGAAGTCGGCGCATAGCATTGCGCTGGGCCTCCGGCATCGGATGTCCACCGCCAAGCTCACCTTTCCTAGCGAGGGCATTCGCCATGCTATTCCGCCTTGCTCTTTGACGCAGATGCGAAGAACGAACACAAGAGGGCGTGTGAGGAAATCTCGTCGAGGATCGCAGTCACTCCGTTCGGAAGGTCTTTCTCGGATGATGTCGACTTCACCATGCTAACCAAGTCAGTCGCGGCTTTCTTGGCCGCATCGAGATACCCAAGTCCCTCGTATCTCCCGTAAAGAGAAATGGCCTTCTGTGCAAAATACTTCCCAGAAGGAGGAGTAGTATCTAGGAATCCGAGCCAGTACCGTTCCTTCAACTCGTCGGCGGCATCCCCGAAGTCGCGAATCTTGTCCGCCATCAGGTGAAGACCGTAGAACGACGCGCCTCTTGAATTGTAGTGGATGTCGTCGGCTATCCAGTCTATTACGGTGAGCATTGCAACAATGTCTTCCATCTTGGCTTCTCCTTGTTCTTTAGCAGTTAAAGTCGTTGACGGCCTTTTCGCGCCGTCATGTGGCTATTTCTAGACCGCTGGAAGGGTAGAACCACTCGGCGCGATAGGCCCTTCCCGGCCACGTAGCCAACGGATTGCGGATGTACAATCTCTGCGCTATCATGTCCCACGCGCCGTTAAATATTGTCCTTGCGTTTGGCGTATTCCGCCATCAGCAACGCCTCTGCCATGCCATCGTGCGGCTTCTTGCACCTAGGAGTGGCAAGCAACGATACTGAAGGGAACAGCCTTCGCGCTACGGCCACGGAAGTATTCTTGTCGGAAGTGCAAGAAAACTCTCTCTTCCACTTCTGCGGACGCACAAGCTCGTATGGGATTCCAAAAGCAAATAGGATTCCTTGAATCCATCCGAAGTTCGTTCCGAATTTGAACGTCGATGCGACGCCCTGCTTGGGCATCGCTCCTACATGCTCCACGACTGCGCGGATTGCGTACTTCTCGTCGATGCATGAGTTGAGAGTAGTGACATACTCCTCCTCGTCGAAAGGAATTGCGTATGCTCCGTTCGGAGAAATTACTCCCATCGCGCCAGACAGTCCGGGGTCTATGCCTATATATACCCTATCCATAGCATATCTCCTAGAATGGGAGTTCTTCACCGCCGTCATCGTCTGCCGAAGATTCCGCATTGTTAGGGACGGACTTCTTCTCGATCATCCGTATTCCGTTGTTGCGGGCTACTGCAAGCTCGTTGAAGCAGAAATACTTTCCGCTCTTCTTCGACATTCCGCTCTTGCCGACAAGATAGTACGCGACGGTTATCTTATCTCCGATTCCGATGTTCTCCACGAGTGCCGACGTTCCCGTCTTCTTCGACGTGGTGAACTTCAACGTCGAGGGCCACTTGACATCGCCCGGATTCTCTGGGTCGCAGTCCGTGACCGAAAACTCCCATCGGTAATCATCTGGATCGAAAATGTGCTCGACCCATCCCGTGAACGTCATCATGTTCATTGGTTGTTCTCCTTTTCAAAACCTTCTGAAGGGTTCTCCTGCACCTTCTTTAGTTCGGCATCAACCTCTCCACGATAGAACGCGGCCTTCTTCTCGTTGGCGAGCTTGGCCGCCGCGTTGCTCTTCGCGTTCCTGATGAGGGATATGTCACGGATGTGCTCCTTCATGATGACATACTTGCCGACGGACGAGATGAACTTGCAGGTAAGGAGCTTCTGCGCCCATTCTGGAACCTGCTCGTCATGCTCGGGATCGAGATGAAGGAGCGATTCTGCGACCTGATGGCACTTCTCCGCCATCTCCTGACCGTGATGCGATATCACGCCGGGGCGTGAAAACCATCTGTCTAACGGCGATACGTACGCGCATGTGCTAGCGTTGAACATTTACGTGTCCTTTCTTGTTCTTGCGTTTCATGGAAAGAAGTTCTCTCTTGTGTTTCACGATAACGGAGGTGGCCTCGTCAGACATCGACTCGTTGGTCCCCGACGATATCGCATGGCGTATTGCGTCCGACATCGATATTCCCGCGTTCCTGCTGATGTACACGAGACGGCCCCACATCTCTAAATCCAGCCTCGCCGCGACAATCACGGTGAGCGGACTTTCCTGCGCAGATTCTCCTATAAAGACCTTCACTGATAAGCCTCCTGACAACGTGAGACACGGACGGCTCGCTGGCGCATACGCACCCTAGGATGCGATTGCGCGTCTCCTTTGGGACGACGACGTGCAATATCTGCGAGTCGTCCGCGAGCCGTCCGTGCCTGTTCACCTTGCGATTCTCCTGATTCGCTCGGCCATCTTCGTCTGGATGTGATCGTGCCGAAGCACGTTCCTCATCGACTTCGCGATGTCCGATATCGAGCAGTCGAACGGTATGACCGTCACGTACTTTTGCCCTGAACCCGAGAGCCACGTGGCGAACTTCCTCACGACATCTCTGTCCTTATCTATGTCTTCGAAGCCAAGCATCTTGTCACAACCTCATCATGGTCTGTTTTCGTTTGTTTGTTTAAATTCACGCCATCTCTGGCGACGGGTGTATCATACCATAACAGGTTGCGTATGTAAACACGACAATGATATTTTTACTCGTCCTTCAGGAGGAGCCAGATGAAAAGCGCAACTACGAATCCCATGAACGCGCTCATTGTTCATACTCCTTCAATATCCCGTCCTTGTAGAGACGGTACTTGTATCGCCGCGTATGGCGAACCTGCGCGGCATGGTATTCCTTTCCTCTTCTTTCGGCGTACTTTCTCCAGTTCGACTTGAAGCGTTCGCTTACGGTCTTCGCCCTTTCGGGATTGACTATCATTCCGATCAGAGCCTTCGAACAGCCATACATCTTTGCAAGATTGGAATGGCTTATGTTTCCGCCCGAATACAGTTTTCTTATCTCTTCCTTCTGTTTTTTCGTGACGCGAATCCTTCTATCGAGTGATTCGTCTAGGAGTATCGTCTGCGCCTTCTCGTATGGTTTCATTCCTTTTCTCCTTCGTTATAGTTATCGTCCGATTCGTTCCACATCCACCACGCGGCTACGAAGGGCCACGCTACGAGAATGATTGGAAGTGTGAAGATTCCGAGGCCGAGGCCGAGTGCGGCGTCTAGTAATCTGCGTGTCATTTCGTTTTCTCCTTCTTGTTCGCAATCTGCTCCTTCACCCACGCATGGAACGCGAGCCAGAGTTGGCGGTCGCATTCCTGTCCGTAGTTGCTGGTAGGCTCTCTTTTGTAAAGCCGATCGTACCTATTCGCCTCATCCGTGAGGTCGCGGTCGAGCAGTTCGAGGGTGGACATCGTGAGCGTGTCAGCGTTGGCCTTGATAATGCCGATGACCGTGGACGGCATGTAGGTCATTCGACCGAATGCGTAGCGGAACATTGCCATGTACGTGAGCTTCGCGTCATCGGGATTGCCGCAACGGATTACTGATTTCGGGTCTTGTTTTGTAGTTCGTGGCTTTCTCATTTCTCGTTCTCCTCCTTGCCTACGCATTTGACAGTCTCAATGCCCATCGCTTCCTTGAACTCCTCGAACGCGCCAGCGAGCAACGCGGGGCAGTCCTTGTCGTTCGGAGGATAGACAAGAGTGAAGGCGTTGCAGAAATCCAATACTGCTTCTCCAATCTCCATGTACTGCCGTGCAAGGCAGTTCGCCCAATCTGCGATCATGTCCTTGCAGAACTTCTCAACTGCGCGTTCGTCGGCTGACATTTCGTGTTCTGCCGACATCTTGTTCTTGACGGCCTCGCGCATCTCGTTCACGATATACGCGAAGTTTAACATCGGGCTTGTACCGCTTTCGCGAATACTACTCATTTCTCGTTCTCCTTATTTTTCGCCGCGTTTGGCCTAAGTTCATCCATCCATTCGGACGCCAAGTCATATATCTTGTTTCCAACCGTCTGCACCTTCTCGCTATTAGCAATTCGCGGCACGATTAGGATTGCCGCCATCTGTTTCGTTGACGGCACGAATGTCGCAACCAGAATAAAAAAGACAGATATGGACGCTATTACTATCGGCACACCAAAAGGGACTTCGTTGTCACAAGCCGCAGACATTGAGAATAGAGTAAGGAAAATGCCGCCTATTGTTAACACAATAGACATCATGACTATGCTGTCTAACGTCACAATCCAGTACATCTGTGTAGTAGTTATCATTGGTTGTTCTCCTGTTTCTGTTTTTGTTTCCTTTCAGACTCCAGCTCCTTGCGGGAGTTCTTCAAGATTTTGCGGATGGCCGCGTGTATGTCCATCATGTAGCCGATTGCGGCGAGAGGACAACCGTCGTACTTGTGGTAGCCAGTTCGGTAGCGCGTGATTTTCTGGCGCGTACCAAGCACGGAGATTTGCACGATCCACATTGGGTCGTAGCCGTTGGCGCGCGGTGGTTCGGCGTCCACGAACACGGATTCGGGTATGCAAAGTCGTCTCACGATCTCCCGCGCGTGGTTGGCGTCGCGCACTTCGGACGGAGTTTCGCGCTCGTCCGTAGAGGTGTAGACGTATGGCACTATTTCGCGGATGCCGTTCGCGTCTGCTGGCTTGGCGACGCCCTCGATGTTCACGAGCATTTGGTTTCTCCTTCCTTTTGTGCGAACAAGTCCTGCTGTTGCGGTCTGCCTCCGAGCGGCTTGCCGTGTTCCATGCTGGCGGCGTTGAGGCGCAGGCGGGTGGCGAGTTGGTTTAATGACGTCATTTCATGCTCCTTTCATGATACGCGCAAAAACGCGCCTATAAGCCCCGCGTTGCGCAGACGGGCAAAGTCCTGTTCGGAGTACGCGACGAGTGCAGAGGGCGCGGAAGCCGTGTTTGCTGGCGTTCCGTCTGGGCGGCAGAACTTGATGCGTCCGCGAAGAAACAGAGCGGCGTACATGTTCGGGAATATGAGGTCGTGCCACATCGAGGAATCCGTGCGGGCAAAGTACAACAAAATGCCACCCCCCGTATTGTTTTCCGCCATCTTGCGGAGAAACGGCACGGCCTCGCGCCCGTATGGCGGATTGAGCCATACGCGCTTGCCAGTCCAATCTACCTTCAAGCCGTCGTTTGGCCAATGTACCATGCGCGTCGCAGTGCGCCACGGCATAGTAGGCGGACAGCACGGGTCAAGGTCGAACGGGCCGAGCGCGTCGATGATTTCTGGCGGCGTAAGCCACGTCTTTTCTCCCGTATCGATGTTCATGTTGTAGGATTTATTCATTGTCCGTCCTCCCCGTCGTCGTCCCATGCTGGCGCGTCCGGCGTGATAGGCTCGTAGCCGCATCCCTCGCAACGCTTGCAGGACGGTTCGCAGAACACCTGCGTATCGTCGTCCAGATGCATCACGTTCGGGTGCGCTTCTGGTTTCGGCAGACCGTGCCGAAGTAGCGATCAAGCCAGCGACAGTCGTTAGTTTTCATATCACATTCCCTCCACATACAGGACTTTTTCGTCCACGTTCAGCGACGGTTGCTGGTCGATGATGCCACGGAAAATCACATGGACGAGAGTGTCGTCCGGGATTTCCTCGATGAACTCTTTCAGTTCTTTTACTGTCATT